GGACCGAAACTCCGGCAGCCTTCGAGCCTCTCCCGGATCTCCTCGAAGGATTTGACTTCGGGACATTGGAGTAAATGGGGAATCCCCATAAATTTCGGCTAGCGGGGACGGTGCGAGTCGTCGCAGTTCCGCTTATTGAAGCGGAAGCGGGAACTGCGACCGCACCGCCCCTTCAAGCCAGAAATTAATGGTAGGGAGCGCTACGCGCGGCACCTGCGGTAGCTCACATGGCGCGTGATGGAAACAATTTACCTCTGACCTTTGAACTGCACTGAGACCTGCAGAGTGCAATTAGTGCCCAGCCCCATGTACTGGGTCTCTTGGAGCTCTGGGGGCGCATCTGCGACCATGTAGGGCCCGAAGAAGGACATGACACGGTCTACACCGGTCTGGTCCAGGGCCCAAGTGAACGGCATCCATTTCTTACCTTCCCAGATACGCTGGTACTGGACATTCTGGTTACCCACACCAGTGGTGATCGTGGGACCGAAGGTACCCACCATGGTGTAGGGATAGAATCCAATACTAACGCGCTGCGTGGTTGTGCTCGGATAGTGCACTCTCTGCCACTTCGTTTGACGAAGAGCATCAGTGCTCTGATCCGGTACAAACGCACTAGCTAGTGCATTATTTGCAACCGGGGGCGTTGTACTTGCAAATGGCCTAGAACCAACTACCAAGTAGTTCCACTTGGAGCCATCTACAATCTGGGGTGTGGGAGACGTCGCCGCCACTAGTGCCTGGATCTGACGATTCACGAACAGCTTCGCCTTCAGGACTCTGAAGTGCGTGAACGTCGACTGGTAGTCCTTGAACCCAGGCAGAAGCAGCGGATTAAAGCTGAACACAGACCAGGTGTTCGGCCCGCCTCCGAACTGCCACGTTGCGTCATACGTAAGCTTAATGACAGACGAGATGGTTCTCGACCTGCGTCGATAGTAGCGACGTCTGGTTCGGCGGGTACGCGTCGCATAGCTCCTTCGGTGCCTGCGGTACCTGTAGCTACGCCTGTAGCCCTTTGTCGAACCATATCTCATTGGACTCTCGCTTTTATTTCCCCTCACGGAAATAAAATGGCCCAAGTGCGCAACTGGATTGGCACTCTCTTCATTCAAGAAGGGTTCAATGCGGGCGAATGGATGCAGGGTCTCTTTGAGAACGGGGAAGTCGCCTTCGTCTGTGGACAACTGGAACAGTGTCCTAAGACGGGGCGTATTCACTTGCAGTACATGATCCAGATGGACAGGTCTAGACAACTAGCCAGAGTGAGGAAGATTTCAGCTCAGACTCACTGGGAGCCAGTGAGAGGCTCATGTGCACAAGCTAGAGCCTACTGCACCAAAGAGGAGACACGCGTTGATGGCCCATGGGAATTCGGGCAACTGACAACACAGGGGAAGCGCAGAGGACTAGAGGAAGCCATCGATGCCGTCAAGCTAGGCGCTCCTATCAAAGAAATAGCCTCCGAGTTCAGCATGGTCTGGGTGGGGCACTACAAGGGCCTCCTGAACCTGAGGCAGACTCTGGGCCTCGATGCGGACCGCCGCCAATTTGGCCCTGAGGGCCCTGAGGTCTGGGTCCTCTGGGGCCCTACGGGAACAGGAAAATCCCGCTTCGCTGCTGAACAATGGCCAGACGCCTTCTGGAAGGCTCCTGACGACAAGTGGTGGGACGGCTACAGTGGCCAAGAGACCGTCATCATTGATGACTTCAAGGACTACGGGATGAAGCTCCTGGACATGCAGCGCCTTCTTGACCGTTATCCACTCTGGGTGGAGGTCAAGGGGGGCAGTGTACCTATGCTCGCCAAAAGATACGTGTTAACTTCGAACACGCATCCCGACGAGTGGTACACCAAGGCGGACCCTGGCAAGACTCTCATGCGTCGCATTAAAGAGTTTGCCGAGGACCATGGAAGGCTCATTTGTTGTGCCAGTTCAGACTGGAAGTCTTGGACACAACTCCCTGAAAAGTGCCGATGCCAAAATGCCGAAGTTTCGGGTAATACTA